GCAAACGTCACAATACCTAATGGTGGTTTTGATATTGTGATCGCTGATGGTGCAGGTAGTGGAGCCGCAGTTACAAGTTTGTTATCTAAAAAAATAACCACAGGTCAGCTCACTACAACTGGCAACGTGCTTATTCCTGACGCAGGTACTATTGGTTCCGCTAGTGATCCAGATGCTATATCTATTTCATCAGGAGGTGTAGTTGATTTCACACAAGTTCCAACTTTTCCAAACGACACGATAGAAACTAATGATATTCAAGATAACGCTGTAACATTAGATAAATTAGCAAGTTTAGATAGAGGTAAAATTATAGTTGGAAATGCAAGTGGCGATCCTAGCGCACTTGCACTTGGAAGCAATGGTCAAGTTTTACAAAGTGATGGTAGTGATTTAGTTTTTGGTGCTGTGTCAGCTAGTGGAGGTATGGTAAAAAATTATATTATAAATCCAGAATTTGCATACTCTCAAAGGGGAATATCTATAAATTCTACTACGCCAAGCAGTGGTTCAAACTCAGATTCTATTGCCATCATTGATATGTATAGAATTTTAAGTGACGGCAATGATATTGTTGATATTGCTCAAACTCAAACTGATGTTCCGACAGGAAGTAGAACTGCAATTGAGCTAGATGTTGAAACAGCAAACAAAAAATTTGGTATTGTTCAATTTATTGAAAATGTAAATTGCGAGTCTATTATAGGACAGGAAGTAACATTAAGTTTTCAGGCAAAGGCTACCTCAAACCTTGACGATGTTCGTGCAGCGATTATTGCTTGGGATGGCACTGAAGATGCCCCAACTGCTGATATTATAAATTCATGGGAAGCTGAAGGAACTAATCCAACTTTAGTATCAAATTTTACTTATGAAAATACCCCAGCAGACTTAAATGTTACTACCTCTTTTGCAAAATATTCAGTTACGGCAACAATAGATACCTCTGGAACAAACAATGTAGCTATTTTTATTTGGAGTAATGTTACTGGCACAACTGCTGGAACTGATAAATTGCATATTGGGCAAGTACAGCTTGAAAAAGGGGGTACCGCTTCAGACTTTGTTTTTCCAGAATTTTCAGAAGTAGTAAATAGTTGTCGAAGGTACCTGCATTTTATGGTGGCAAATGGTACTTCAACAATTCAGGACAACGGAGTAATTGCAAACGGACATTTTTTTACAACTGCGGCACGAGTCGCTAGACCACTTACGACACCCATGCGTGTGGCTCCTACAATTACTGGTTCAGGACTTGGCTATCTTGGACCCTCAAGTGGTACATTAACGGGATTTGCGAGCGTGTTAACTAATGGTAAAAATATAACAATGATGAACTTCAATGTTACTTATGCCACCAATTCGGGTACGTTTAACGGAAGTTCAGGCTTTATAACCGTTTCATCTGGATTTTTTATAATGACAGCAGAACTAGGAGCGTAAAAATGTGGTCAGACTTAAAATATCAAAAAACAGAAATTGATGTAGGCGTTTTTTCAACCTGTATCGTTGGAAAGAAAAATGGTAATCCCTGTGCAGTGCCTATAGAAGAAAAAAATAATGATTATGCAAATATAAAAAAATTAGTTGATGCTGGTGAATTAACTATTGCGTCAACTGGAGGAAAGTATTTAGCTCTGGATATGACGGAAAAGGACGAAACTTAATAAATGAATGACGCAACTGAAAAAGTACATGAACTAGATGCAAAATTAGAAGCGCATGTAGCTCGTTCTGAAGAACGAGATAAAACTGTATTTAACCGACTAGAAAATATTGAAAGAAATATTAGACAACATACATTTGCTTTGTTGACAGGCATGGCAGGTGTGATTATTACATTATTGTTGAGGTTGTAGAATGGCTAAAAAACTACAAGAAAAATCAAAATATGCAGAATACGACAGTGATGGTGATGGCACTGTTTCGGACGAAGAATTTACTCGTGTTAAAGAAATTAAACAAACGGAGGACGCTACTAGAAAAAATTTAGCGCAGCTAAGAATGGCTAGATTTTCTTTAATTGCAATGGGTGTATTTACTGCAGCTATGTTTTTTATTGATATAGAAAGAGTAAACGCCTTGTCAGATATTAGTAATTTATTTTACCTCACTGGAGGAGGTATCGTAGCAGCTTACATGGGAACTACCGCATGGGTACAAAAAGGAACTAAATAGGATGAGTTGGATGCACCTAATAGAAAGTGTTACGAATAAACCAACAGTTCCTGTGTATAAACCATTGGTGCAACCACCAAAAGAACAAGAGCAGAAGGAAAAAGTTGAAAAGCCAAATAATGACAATCGTGTAGATAAGTTAGTATGAGGAAAAAATATGTTAGGATTTCTAGGACCAATAGCTAATTTAGCCAATACTTTTGTAGAGGGTCGAGTTGAGAAAACAAAAGCTCAAGCAAAAGCTAAGATAGCTAGAGCAGAGGCAGAAGCAGAAGTTATGAAAGTTGCAGCTACGCATGAAGCTGGTTGGGAAAAAATCATGGCTGAAGCTAGTAAAGATAGCTGGAAGGACGAAGCATGGACTATATTATTTATCGTTATTATTGCACTTTCATTTATACCGTGGTGCAGACCATATATATCTGAAGGATTTGCAGCATTAGAAACTGCGCCTGATTGGTTTACTTATGCGATGTATGCAAGTATTGCAGCATCTTTTGGAGTTAGAGGGATTAAAGGGTTTAGAAAATAATGCAGGATTTGTTTAGACATCTAAGGACTCATACAAAAATGGAAAAAAATTTTAAAGAGCAATTAAAAACTTTAGGGAGAGGTGAAAAAATACCTGTAAAAACTTATACGGATTTAGCACATATACATCAGTTTGAAAAAGACAATGAGGTAAAATTTACTTATTATTGGGACTATGAGGGAGATATAGAGGTATCTTATAGATAATGAAAGATAATTTTCACAAAAGTTTAGATATAGTTTTAGAACATGAGGGTGGATACGTAGATCATCCTAAAGACCCCGGTGGTAGAACTAACATGGGTATTACCCAGAAAGTTTATGAAAAGTATTTAGGGCGAGATGTAACAGAGGAAGAAATGAAAAACATGAGCATCAATGATGTTCGTGTAATTTATAGAGAAAACTACTGGGATAAAGTACAAGGAGATAGTTTACCAATGGGAGTAGATTTTTCTACTTTTGATTGGGCAGTAAATTCAGGAGTATCTAGATCCAGTAAAGCAATTCAACAAATTGTAAAAGTTACAGAGGATGGAGTTATTGGTCCTGTAACTATTAAGAAAATACTAGAGCATGACCCTAATGATATTATTATGAGTTTTGCAGATATTAGAGAAAATTTTTATAAGAGTTTGTCTACCTTTGATACTTTTGGTAAAGGGTGGCTAAACAGAAATAGTAAAACTCGCCAAATATCTTTGACGATGGCTAATATAGAGAACATATTATAATGGCATTAAGAAAATTACAGTTTAGACCCGGTATTAATAGAGATATTACTGATTACTCTCAAGAGGGTGGTTGGTTTGCCTGTAATAAAGTACGTTTTTTAAAAGGCTATCCTAAAAAAATAGGCGGGTGGACAAAATATACTACTTCAAAATTTTTAGGTATATGTCGTAGTTTGTTTGCTTTTTCTGGTATTGAAGGTGCTAAGTATCTTGCTATGGGTACTAGTAAAAAAGTGTACGTAAATCAGGGTGGAACAAATTTTGATGTTACAGCAGTAAGAGCTAGTTCAGGTGCAGGAGGTATTACTTTTGCAGCTAGTAATGGTTCTTCTACTATTACTGCAACGGACGCAAGTCATGGAGCAAATGTAGGTGATTTTGTTACTATATCTGGTGCGGCTAGTTTAGGTGGACTTATAGTTGCAAGTGTTTTAAATCAAGAATATGAAATACTAACCAAACCTGATAATAATAGTTTTACGTTTACGGCAAAAGATACAAGTGGTAGCACAGTTACCGCCAATGCTAGTGATAGTGGTAACGGTGGTGGTTCTTCTAATGCTGCTTATCAAACAAGTATTGGTAATGAAACTGGAGCTATAGGTCTAGGTTGGGGTGCAGGTACATGGAATACAGCTGGAGCAACCGTAACCAATCCTGATGGCACAACCAGAGCAGGTGGATGGAATGATCCCAGATCTGGTCCGGGTATTTTTCAACCCATGCGGCTTGTATATTTTACTCGTTTTCAAGATGACTTACTTTACAATATTCGTTTTGGAGATATATTTAGATGGGTATTTCAAAATGCTCCTACCGCACGATCAGCTAAGATAAGTGATTCCCCATCTTCAGGCACAGAAGTTCCAACTGAAGTTACTCAAGTATTAATAGCACAAGATAATGTAAGTAATATTATTATAGCTCTAGGATGCACACCTTTTCCTGCATCATCAGCGTTAGCTAGAGACCCTTTACTTATAAGATTCTCTGACGTTACTGATCCTTTTAATTTTACACCTAGTGACTTAACTACAGCAGGTTCATTAACGGTGCAGAACGGTTCACAAATATTACGGGGTGTACCCACTAATAGAGAAACTTTAGTATTTACCGAATCATCTTTAAATTCATTAAAATTTATAGGTGGGTTTGATGTTTTTAGATTAGATGAAATTAGTGCTAATACGTCCCTTGTTGGACCTAATGCCGTAGCTACTATAGACGGAGTTACTTACTGGATGGGGGCTAATAAATTCTATAAGTATGACGGCAGAATTAGCACACTTGATTGTACAGTAAGAGAAGAAGTATTTAACTCTTATAATATTGACCAAGCAGACCAAATATTTGCTGCTATTAATTCTGAATTTCATGAAGTATGGTGGTTTTATCCAGCTTCAGGAGCAACTACTATTACACATTATGTTACCTATAATTATTTAGAAAATATTTGGTTTTACGGTGATTGTGATGGCACTACTGAAGGAGATGCAAGTTTCTCCAGAACAGCTTGGCAGGATACGGGTATTTATGATAAACCTTATGCCGCAGGTGCTGACAGGAACATATTCTCACATGAGGTAGGTAATAATGCAGCTACAGAGGCATCACCTCATGCAGCCATGAGTGCTTTTATTACTTCAGCACAATTAGGTGTTGATCAAGGAGACCGTTTTGTTCTTATGAATAGAGTTATTCCTGATATAGATTTTAAAAGCTCTAATGCACCTACAGATATAGTAAATAGCACCGGAGGTTCTGTAGTTGATCCTACTGTTAATTTTAGTGTTATTTCTAAAAAATTTCCCGGTGGTGCGACTAGTACAGCCAATCAATCTGGTGAAACATTAAGTAAAGCAGTTACTGCTGTTAA